GCGTTTTCCCGCAGCTATTCGCCGATCATATTCCTCGACCGAGCTAGGGAATCTCCAGGCCCAAACTGCCACGCACAACATAAACAGTGCTGTATATATTATACCACGAACAGGTATCGCAGTCAACCACATGATCGCCAAACTGGTTGACATCATGAACAGCATAAAGTATTTCATTTTCTGAGGGAACACACGCCTAGTATTCCAATTATGTAGGAACGGTCCAAACAACCGGTGATTGTAGATCCAACGATGCATGCGCTCTGAACCTTTACTAAAACAATAGGCAGCAAACACCACAAATATACTGTATGGGATGCCCGGAGTGATAACTCCTATATAGGCCATGCCAAGACTTAGAAAACCCAATGTGTTCCAAAATAATTTTTTCATTAGGCAGCCACTACTCTGTTAGGTACTGCAGCCACTATGATGTCTTGATGCAGATTAGGAGTAAATTTTCCACCTGCAGCACCATTTAGTGTGGCTAGTTTATTAATGGGTTTCGAAACCCTCACAGATTGACCACCATAAGGTAAGTTTGGAATAGCATAACTGATATGTATCCACACAGTTTTGCTTGGTAGATATTCCAGCAGCAATTGATCATAAGGAATGTTTTTATTAATCCACTGTGCTATCTCGAAATAGTCATGTGCTCCTACACCACGGAACTGCAGATCAGCTGCTTGACCTGTGCCGTGTTGTGCCTGACCCTTTCCTTCTCTATAAGTGTTGGTAATCAACATACTAGGATATTTGGCCTTTATGGGTTCTAGAATATTGAGAGCTAGGGCGGCCAAATTATTCACGATGTTTTGAGGCGGTAGTCCCTTGACATTGTCAGCTAACTGAGCTATAGTTCTGGGAAAGGTAACATTTTTTATCGCTTGTCCTAGGGTAAATCCCGACGGTGTTAATTTAGTAGCAAATGTAATGTCACCTGAAACAGCTGCGCTAGGTCTGTCTGCTGGTCTGTCTTTACTGGGCGCCACGCCTGGTCCTTTTGGAGTAGGTGTTGTGGTTAATGTTTTATGTTCTACAGCAGTGATGCGCCCTTCGGCGAGGAATCTATCAGCTTCTCTTTTACCTGCGGTGTTGTCTTCATCGCCTTCCACGTTTTTTACAGCAGCTACCACAGTCACCTTTGGCACTGCTGCAGAGGCGAATGTTCCTGGTGTTGTGGCTGCATTGTACAGCGCAATTTCCACACCATTGGCAAACACGTTGAACGGATTGTATAGAGGTTCCTGTCGGCTTAAGGTGCCTGCTGCGTGATTGTGCGGTACAAGATAGTGTCCACCAGCACTGCTCGATCCAGCGCCGGGAGTAGTCGATTGAGGTGTTGGAGTAGTTGCCATTTACTAAAATTCCTTTGGAAGGGCATCAATTTTAGCTTTAAATGCTATAAGTCCTGCAAGAGTAATGTTTTCAGGCCCTACATTTTCAACGTACAATTTATAAGTCGAAACTAGTCCTACCCAATCCAACGGTCCTTTCATATGTATGCCGGCGCCCTTGGATCGATCATAAATTCCTGCAAGGGATACTGCAGAATTTTCCGACGCCTGAGCAATATCCGATAATATTGCTCCGATGGTGGTTGACCCAGGAGTTACAGCAGCCGTCATCGATTCAGTTGCTCTTGCGGTATCTTCAGATGCTTGAGCAATATCCGATAATATTGCTCCGATGGTGGTTGACCCAGGAGTTATAGCAGCATACATCGATGATAGTATTGAATTTTGAATAGATGACTGAGTCGCTAGATCGGTTAATTTATCAGACACATTATCTATTTTATCAGCTATAAATGCCATACTCAATGACACCTGTTCCAACGCTGTTACAATTCTAATTAAATGAGGACTATAATCATAAGCAATTGCATTATTAGCAGTTGCTCCTGTACCTGCAGAAGAGGTAGTGAGCACTGCTGCTGCTGGGGCAGTTGGTGTTGTAGGTAATAATGAACTGTCGTTGGCCATAGTACTTTCCTAAACTAGTATTTAAGCCAGTGCAATCCCTGTGGTCTGTTGTATAAACTGATCTGCAAATGATTTATCTGTGGCTTCTGCCACAGCTACTACAGCTTTGGCTAATCTAATTTCTTTGTTGGGATCTACTGTGAATAAGTAGGGCATTAACGCTGGTCCTTTTGGACTCATAGCTATGACCATAGGATGCGCTAATTTGTAGTGCATGACTTGATCTTCCGCTAGTTTTGCTACTAGTTCTTCACCGCTAGTGAGTTTTAACGTAACTACTTCTCCTACTGCAACACCTTTGTCTATTAACATCATAATTTTCCCTTGCCGAATCCACCGGCTGTTTGTTCTATGTGGTCACGTAGTTCTGTGAAACCACCTATAAGTGTGTTATTGATAAAGATCTGTGGAACTGTTCTTGCATTTGGTACAGCCTCCAATAGTTCTTCTTTGGTATATCCATCACCGATCTTGCGTTCTTCAAACTCTATGCCTCTTTGCGTGAGCAGTGCCTTGGCCTGATCACAGTAGGGACAATTATATTTGCTCCATACAACAGCTTTCATTTTATTTTCCTTTTGATAATTTATCTTTCAAGCAAGTGTTGATAATCATTTACCATTTTATCCCAAGTAGTTAAATGCACGGGAGATCTTGCACTTATAGTCCATCGATAAGAAAATCTATTAATCATTGCATGGGGATGATCAACACGTATGAGTATTAATTGATTTTTCTCCATAACACATCTATCTATTTCTTGTAGTTGACTTATAGGCCAAGACAAGTAACTCTCCCCATCCGAATTAATAGGCATAAATGCGCCAGACTGTTGTGGTTTATCGTACCAAATCATTTCGCCGGCTTCACCACTTATAACCCAATTAAATCCGCAGTTCACAATTTCAGCAGGGTCACCTGCAAGATCTATATGTGCAAAATCATCAACGATACATGGTCGTCTATAAAAAAGTATTCCTATTGCTATAGGAATACCTATAGTCTCCATGGTCTCTAACCATTCTTTACTGAAAATATTTTCTCTTTCGATAGGCCAAACTTGTCTGTCGTCTATATCATTTGGAGTGGGAAATTTCCAATCGTTTAATATTGCCTTTGAAACATCTATGTTAAGTCGATACCAGCATTTTTTCATGTTACATATTCAACTTACTACGTTTGTAATTCTCAATCATTTCGTAATTAAGATTGAGCTTTGGCGAACCTTTTTTGTAGTCGTAAGATAATAGCTCACGTATTGACTTATCAGGAGCCGTGTAAAAAAACTTTTGAATAGGATACCTAATATCGTTTTGAGGAAATTTATAATACATCAATTCTACCCATTCTGCCATTCTTCCCCAATTTGTGTGTTTGTTTTTCCATATTACATTATCCGGGCGGAATCCAGTTATGTGATTATAATTGTCATACACTTCAAGACTTTTTAGATACTCTTTTTGCTCTTCTTGAGTAGCAGGTTCATAACCGTATTTGGCATAGTCCATGGTCATCTTTGAATTTTGGTTTAAATGGTCAAAGGCATTTTTCTTTGGGATATCAAGTACATTTGCTACCACATTCTCTTTCGTGGTTAAAAGTTTCAATGCCGTACAGATGAGAGACAACCTGCATTCTTATCAGTTCATCCCATTCCTTTTGACCACGTTTTACTAACAGGTCAGGACGAATAAACGCCCAGAAAAAAGGTTGGAAGTCCAGCTGTTGTACAACGTCAGCAAATTTTGTAATTTTTTCAGTGCGGTCGTTGAATGTTTCGTCGCTGATCATATATCTGGTGATACCGAATCGATCATAAGCATCTTTGATCTGTCTTTCAAAACTGTCAGTATCTCTAGTCCAATCTCCCTTGACTCCGATCATTGGATGATTACAGTAGTCGCAGACAAACTTACAACCCCTGCTGAATTCTATTGAAATCCATTCATATGATTGAAGGAAATCTCGATCCTCATATATAATAACAGGATCTCTCCAAGGAGCAGCATCCCATCCGCCTTGTGCAACTTTTCTACCTTTTACAGTTGTAAACTCTACGGCGTCGCCGGCATTAAACAAATACTTTAATAGTTTTATAAAGATTGTTTCTGCGTACCCAGTTATTTGATAGTCAATATGCTTTGTGTTGATTTCTGCAAAAGTTTGAGATCCGTAGATGATTAGAATATTCGGATAGTTTTCTTTTAGCCAGGCAGCAGTTTGTTCAGCTAACTCAGGCCATTGCAGGAATAACGATCCGAACCCTATGAACTTGTAATCACTATCAAGTCTAGTTATCAGTAACTGTTTTATTTCTTCAAACGTCCAGAAACGGAAAAAATCTATTACTTCTACATCCCATCCATGCTTACGTATTTCTGTAGCTATTCGATGACCACCACCTGATCTACCTGCCTCATCTTCTCTGGCAATAAGAAATAACAGAGCTTTATACTTACTTTTTTCAATAATTTTCATGGTCCATTATTTAATTTGAATATATCACAGCACCTTTTTTGTCAGTGACTCTAACCAATAACATGCCTTTGTTTTTATAGCTCAAGGCTGCGGATATGGCTGCTTGTTCGCTGCCGTAACTGCCAATCGTGGTCCATGACTCATATGGGTTTGTTCTTTTGAATTGTGCTTTGTACATGATTTATTATATAGCCGGAAGAGCATCATAGTCAAGATTTTCACCCATGACGCCTATCACATAGTTGGTGCTTTCGGTTTCTTGCAGAGCACTCTGTTTCTTCGAAGTGTCCGTGTGCTTATTGAACCAAGGAATTGGAGTTGATCTCGGAGCAGTGGCCTGATACTTGATACCTATGTCTTTGAGCGCACCTACAGCAGTATAGTCTACGAAATCTTTGAGTATGGCTGCATTGAGTCCAATCACGGGACCCAGTTTAAACAGATAGTCAGCCCAGGCCTTTTCTTCAGAGATGACATCCAGATACAGCTGATATACTTCTGCTTCACATTCTAGTTTGGCTGCCGCAAATCTCGGATCTTCCTTGACTACCTGATTGATCAACCATGCAGTCCAACCTTTGTGTAGCAGTTCGTCTTGTAGGATTAGGCTGATAATATTGCCATTGCCAATGAAGATGCGATTCTCTACCATGGCCAATGATGTGGCAAAACTTACCATAAAGCGGAATGCTTCTAGAGCATATGAAGCATGCAGGGCCATGTATATGGCTCTGACATGATCTTTTTCAGAGATTGCCTCACCTATCTCTTTTCTACAGTTGATTTCATGTAGTTGATCATAGTATCGACCCACGCTGGCAGCCATGTCTACGATCTCTTTGGTATCGTGGATTGTATTGAACACATCCTTGGGCACGTTGTAGATGTTGCGAATGATATGGCTGTATGAACGACTGTGTATGTTGGTTTCAAAGAATGTCCAATTGTAGATCAGTGCTTCCAGTTCTGGTAGGCTGATCACAGGCATAAACACCTGGCTGGGAGCTCGGCCTTGCAGACTGTCTAGAGCTGTTTGACGCAGAAGGTTTGAAGTGAATATGTGCTTGACCGCGGCACTGGCATCTTTGAAATCGTTGGCATCCTTTGTGAGATTGATTTCTTCTGGCACCCAAAAGAATCCTCGAGCTGTT